CAACGGCGTTGATCAGCACGGTGTTAAGGGCGCGCTGGGTGGTCAGTTCGGCCTGGATTTCCTTGGTGTTCTTGTTGATGGCCGCGGACACGTCACTGCTGTTGGTTGCGCCCACGTCGGCGAGGGTGTTGTCGAGTGTGCCGGTGAGCGTGCCGCCGAGGGTGTCGATGTTGGTCGCGGCGGCCAGCGTGGTGGAGGCTGAACCGCCTGTGCTGTCCGTAAGGGTGTCCTGCGTCAGGGCAGCGGCACTGGCCGGGTCGGCCACGTGGGATGAGGTTGCGCCGATGACCGGCAGGACGTTGAGCAGGACGTAGCCGGTGGTCTCACCGGAGCCGGACCCGACGGCCAGGGCCGCAACGCCGGCCGGGGTGTTGCTGGTGGCGACACTGGTGAACACGGACCCGCTCCAGTAGACGCGCTGGCCCTGGGTCCACGCCTGCGAACCCGTCTTGGTCACCTTCACAATGCCGCACACCTGAACCGGGCCGACGCCCGTGCTCGCGGCGATGTTGTCAACGGCGATGCCCACGAGGGCGCTGATGGTCACCACGTCACCGGCGGCAATGGCCGCGCCGGCGTTGGTGTAGTCAATGAAGTTGCCTTCTTTGTAGAACGTTTTCACTTTGGTTCTGATCCTTTTTGTTCTTGTGCCTGTTTACGGTGGTTTGGTTGGCTGGTGGTTGTGCCGGGCGGCATTGGCCCGCCCGGCGGTTTTGGATCGCTTAGGCCACGTGCATGGCGGTGCCGCGGTAATCCACGGCCTTGGCGCCAACGTCGCCCGAGACTTTGAACTTCATGCCGTCCACGTCGAAGTCAACTTCCGACTCGAGGCGCGGCGCGGCGTTGCCGTCCAGGAACGCAACCTCCACTACCGGGGCGTCTGCGGGGTCCGCAAACAGGTACGTCACGTTCGTGCCGTAGCCGGTCAGGTCGCTGTTTTCGAGCTCGGGTTCAACCAGCATGGTGAGCCCCAGCTTCACGATGTCCACGGGGGCATTGTTGGAGGCACGGCCGCTCTCGAAGATCGCCTGTGCGAAGTACGGCTCCTTGGTCGGGGTCACGAGGCAGATACGCGGCTGGAGGCCGAGGCGGGTGGTGCCGTCGATGTCGGTCTGCTGGCGGAGCAGCACCACCAGGGCACGAAGCACGGCCGCCGCGGTGTCAACCGTGGTTGCCGCGGTGATCGTGCTCTTGTTGTTGTGCGTGGTGGCGTAGTACAGGGTCACGCCGTCGGACAGCGCCGCATTCGCCAGGATGATCTTCACGGCCGCCTGGTTGATGGTGCGCGCCCAGGCGCGGGCATGCTGCGCCGGGATGCGGTTGAACGCGGACAGGTCGTCGTTCACGATGGCCTGCCGGGTGACGGCAAAGATTTTGCCGTAGTTGGCAAGCTGGATGTTCTCCGCCTTCTCGGTGATGGTGTATTGCGGGTACTCCGCTCCGGCCGGAACGGACGCCAGCACACCGCTTTCACTCATGCCGACGCGCGGGGTGGACTTGAAGTCGCTCAGGCTGCCGCGCAGGCACCAGCGTTCCCACGTGGCCGGGGCGAGGGCGAACGAGTTGAGCAGAGCCTTGTTCGCGGTGCTGCTCAGGATCAGCGGGAAATCGCCGGTGCTGTGGAAGGCACGCTGAACGATTTCGAGCTTCCCAAGGCCGCGGGTGCTGAAGCCGGACGCCTCCACGCATTCGCGGGCAACGTCCAGCAGGCTGAAACCGCGGTACACGGCGGCACGTTTGGCCGCCTCGCCTTCGAGCTTGTGACCGGCGCGAACCAGGATGGACGCCTCGGCGTTTTCGCGGCGGTTGTCCGCCTCTTCCTTGGTGACCTGCGGCCGGGCCGGGGTCTGCTTCGCGATATGCTCCAGGAGCTGTGCGCGGAAGCTGTCGGCGGTAACAGCCGGGTTCAGTTCGGCGGCATCGGCCAGGGCGCGGACGCCTTCGCGCTCGATGTACGCGCGGGCGATGTTCTTCACGCTGTCGCGGCGCTGGATTTCGATGAGGGCGGCGCGGGCTTCGTCATTGGCGGGCGGCGGCGTCACGGACGCCTTGCCCTCGGCGCGGCCGAGTTCGATCAGGACGTCCGGGTGTTCCGCGGCATAGGCGCGGACTTCGTCGTCCGTGGCCTCGGGCTTGTTCATGGCCTTGCGGACGGCGGTGATTTGCTGGGCAGTGAGTTTCACGGGGGCATCTACCTTTCGTTGCTGGGGTTGGTGAGCCGGGGCCGGGGCGGATGGCACCGGCGATGTCGGCGGTTGAACAGCGGCACGCGTTCCGCATGCCGGGTCTGCGGCAACCGGCACTACGCTGCTTTCTACCGGGGTCCACGCGGTGGCGACACGCAGAGCACGAGAACCGGCAGTGAGGGAGCGCCCCTCAACTGTTGCCGATTCGCCCGGCTCTATGTACGTTGCCGCCGCAACCCGGTATCCAAGCGAGCGCTGGTCGGTGTGGCCTTCAATGGTCTTCTGAAAAACGGGTTCCGCCAGGGCGGAAAATGTTTCCGTGCCGGTGAGTTTGTCGCCTTCCACCTTCAGGCCGGTCACGCTGCCGAGAACGCGCTGCGTGGTGTCACGCTGGTGTGCGTCAAGCAGCGGCAGTTTGCCCTTGCGCACGCCCTTGAGGTTGCAGCCGGACATAAGAAGGATTTCGTCGACGGGTTCCCATCGCGTGCTGTCCCACATCATGCAGGGCTCTTCCGTGGCGAGCACGGCCTGCACAGTGCGCTTCTCGCGGTTGGCAGTGGCGGGCACGATAACGGATTCGCGCGCGCTGGCTTCGATGTCGGAAACGGCGGCGCGAATCTGCTCATCGGTCAGTGAGTCAACCGGGATGTTGTACTGCCGGGCGATCAGTTCGCGCTGTTCGGGGGTCAACGGGTTCATGCGGATTCTCCGGGAGTTGTGTCGGTCGGGACAAACAGTGCTTCATGGATCAGCATGCCGAGGTCTTTGCCGTAGGTGCGTTCCGACGTGATCTGCTCAAGGTACTCCTGCCAGTCACCGCCGCGCGCCTCAACCTCTTCGCGCAGGGTGCTGATCCCCAGGGCCAGGCGCTGTGCGGCGGCGCTGGCGTCCTGAGTTGGATTGACACCCTCATCACTCTTCGGCTGGGAGTAGCGCACGTCGTACAGGGTTTCCAGGTCACGCGGCGGCCGCATGGCGCCGAATGCCAACTCCGCGTCGCACCATTCATGATGCACGGGGTCTTCGAGGCGGCGGCACACGAACGAGTGCACGGGCAGGTTGCGGCGGCGGGAATCCTGGCGGACCAGGCGGCCGCCGGCGAAGTTGACCTGCGAGTAGTCGCCGGTGAGCAGTTCATAGCTTGTGCCGATGCCGACGGCCACGCCGCGGAGCACGAGGCGCGTAACGGGGTCAAGGTCGCTGGACGGGTTGGGAATGAACGGCGTAACCTTGCCTGTGCCTACGTTATGTATCAGGCCGGGCTCGAGAAAGCGCTGTCTGTCGCCGTTGGTGGTAGTGCCCTTGGCACCGGACACCGGGGTGAGACCCGGCAGCGGCGGACGGCTTCCGCCATTGGGGTCTTCGGACACGAGCACCGATACCGCCGACTGCACCTTGGCGGCCACGAGGCGGTAGAAGAGGATGTCATGCAAATAGTTTAGGTCGGAAAGGACCGGCGCGAACCATGATATGCCCACGTGCTGGCCGGGGCGGTCCTGGCGGTAGCCGTGGATCATGTCGGCCGCCGGGATGCGGACGATGTTGCTGCGATACCATTGCCCGGTATCGACGTGGTAGGCTACGGTCAGGCCGGACGGATCGATCTCGACGCCGTTTACGATGTCGTTCCCGGCCTGGACGCCGATGGAGCCGAAGCTCACCAGGCGTTCCGAAGCAATGAACTCGTACGCCAGCGGCAGTGTGCGCGGCTTGCCGAAGCGGTCGGTGTGGGTGACGAAACGGCGGTACAGGTAGGCGTCGCCGGCCTCGATGATCTCACCGAGGAAAAGACGCTGCATCTCGTACCAGTGCAACTGGTTCAGCGCGTCGGCCTGATCCATCCAGCGTTCCTTGCGGGATTCGGCGAAGCTGGTCAGTTTGCTCTGCTCTTTGGGGTCGCGGCTGTAGAACATCTGGCACTGTGTCTTGATCCCGGTGCCGACGGTCCAATCCAGGAGCACGTCCTTGGCGTGGCAGGCGTAGCCGTTGTTCTGGACAGCGGCACGGATGCGCGACCGGGTGAGTGCGGCATCCGACAATGCAACCTGATCCGGGTACGCGCTGATCTTGCGCCAGTCGGCTGTAGTGCGGTCAGTTTTGGCGGACTCGAGATACCAGCGGGTTGCCTCGTACTCGTAGCGGGCGGCGGACCGGCGCAGGGCCAGCTTGCGGAATCCGCAGGCGGCCAGGCCGCGATCGACAAGAGACAGGTACGGTTGCGGCTGGGGCCCGGGCGTCTGGATGGTGCGGAATGCGGTCACGTCTGCACCTCCCGGAACGCAGCGACCGCGGAACCGGAATCGTCATCGTCGCCAAACGCAGCGATCTGATCCTCGATGGATTCCTGCAACGTGAGCAGTTGCCGGTATTCCTGGGCAACCGGGCCGAACTGCTGGTACTGGGTGGAGAGCTGGCCCTGGCCGGATGAGTAGCCGAGGAACTTGGAAATGGTCGGGTATGCGGCCTCGATCTCAGTGATTCTGGCCTGTACCTTGGTCAGCTTGGTTTGCAGGCGTGAGAGCTTGGACACTGTCTCACCTTTGCAACAGCAGAAAGGGCCATGCGAGGGTGCGGCCCCGCACGGCCCTTTCTTAGTTAACCGGGGTGGATCAGACGCCGGTTGCTGTTACCGGAGGAATGTAGGCTGTGTCAAGTGTCACTTCAAAGCATTCGCAAACATTCTACGCGAAAGGATCAGCGCGTCTGAATCGGCGCCGTGGACGCATGAACAATGGTGTCCACACTCTCAACCTTCTCGGTCCGCCCGCAATACTCGCACTTGCAGTAGCGCCGGGTCCTGCCGCCGCACAAACGCGCGGTGGCATAGACGCGGGTTGCGTGCGCGCACCCGGAGCACTTGAGGGGGTTGGTGAGGCGCTCGACAAGGCTGGTGGCGACAGGGGCGGCGGAGTGCCTGGCTTCTGGTTTTGGCTTGGCCATGGGGCGGAATTCCTTTTCGTTACGATCCTATTGGTTTTCCGGTGTACGGGTTGATGGCGTCCGGCAGCGGCGCCGGGGTGGTGGTGGTTTCGGCGGGCAACTGGTCGCAGAGGCGGAATACATGGGTGGCGACAAGCTGGTATTTCTCGCAGTCCAGAGCGTGGTTCTCATGCACCTGCACCCACTCGACGACAAGACGGCCGCGCTTGTCCTTTTTCTCACGTTTGATTTCGCCGCCCATCTGGAACAGATAATCGGCGGCAATGCCCTCTTCAAGCAGCCAGGCGCCGGGGTCGGTGACGTGGACGTTGAATCGCTGAAAGAGCTGGTCCTTCCAGCGGGCATCCACGATGTCCACGCGCCACAGTTCGCCGGACAGCGGCAGGTTCTTGAGCGGATCGGCGGTTACGGTGGCGGTGGAGTATTTGAGCAGGGCACCGCCGGGCAACGTTTCATAACCCATAACGGGGTAGGCGGCGCCGGGGTGTGCCAGGCACCATTGGTAGACTTCATCGGTCCGCCAGCGTGCATCGATGACGGCATACGCTATGGGCATGGTATCGGGACCGCGCCGGTAGGTGCGCGCCAGTATCGCGTCCAAGGCGTGGAGCTGGGGCGGCAGCTCGCCTTCTTCAACGCCCCAGGATGTCAGGTCCGGCGCCCATGCGCGGACGCGGTAGCGGATATGGTCGTCATGCACGTCGGCGGTGAGGTACAGGGCAACGGCCTGCGGCGGCACCTGCCCGCGCTTATGGCCGGGCAGGACATGCGACAGCAGAACGCTGGTTTCGGCCTGTCTGCCCCGGATTTCGTACGGCACGGCGGCGTCGGAGTTGAGGAAGTCGTGACGGGCGGATTCGTCCTTGTAGCTTGACCACCAGCGGTCGCACACGTCGCCGAGCTTCACCCATGGCGCGTACCAGCTCGGGAGGTGTGCAGCGTAGCGCCGTGCATGTGGATTGCGCGCGCGCCATTGGCGGCAGGTGACGGCGGCGTTCTTCTGTGCGTCGTTCCAGTGAGCGCCGCAGGACTCGCACTCGTAGTAGGCGCTCTCGCGCCGCTGTTCGCGGCTCAGTTTCTCTGACCTGTCCCACTTTATGCCGCCCTTCCACTCGCCGGCGGGCTCGGCGAACCAGTGGCGATCCTCACCGCTGAAGTACATGACCTGGAAGTGTCCGCAGGCGCGGCACGGAACATGGCACTGGCACTGTGTTGATCCCTCCCAGTCGCGCCAGCCGGGCAGGTCCGCCGTGCTTGGCGTGGTCGCGCTGAAGCAGTTGCCGAACTCGCCGAACTGGACAAGTCTGCGCATGGCCAACCTTTTCGCATCGGTTTCTTTGTCGGTTTTTTCGGCGTACTTTGCCTCTTCGTCCAGCTTCAAATGTTTGACCGGGATGCCCGAAAGAACGGACGGCGATCCGGCCCAGCCGATAAACCATGAACAGGTCTTAAGGTGGTACTCGCACAACTGCATGTCGTCGGCCACGTCCGTTACCAGTTGCGGCAGGCTGGCCCGGATCAGCGGCTGGAGGTGCTCCCGCGAGCGGCGTGACCCGCTGGTTTTTTCGGGGTAAACGATCATGCCCGGTCCGGGATCGGTTGCGGTATCGTACAACACCGTGAGATACATCAGTAAGGTCTTTCCTGTCTGCGCGGCCCAAATGCAGTCGATCGTCTGATACCGGCGGTATGCCCACAGCGGGGACCAGTCTCCTGTCATGTACGGCGTCCGGTCGAACCGCAGCGGTCCGGGCGGGTTGCCCACGCCGACCGGCAGCACAACGTTCGCGGCGGCCCAGTCCGCAACTTCCAGTTCAGCACGCGGCGCGACGTGCGCGATTGCACTCGCAAGCAGTCCATCGGCCGCAGATTGTTTGGCCGTTCTACGCACTCGCCATGGCCTTCCATGCCGCTTCCACCTGCCGCCGGGCACGCCTCACGGCATCGTCCACGGCGGCCCGGACGAAGATCGCCGGTTTGTCCGCACACAGCGGCGCAACGGACAGCCCCACCTGGTCAAGTTCCGCGCACATCGCGGCCACGGCGTCGCCGAAGATTTTCCCCGCCTTGTCAACGTCCACAAACCTGCCCTTGCGGTAGAGGATTTCCGGCAGTGCCTTCTCGATGCGCATTACCTGGTCACCGGCGTCCTTCCAGGACCGCTGGAGGATTGCGAGTTCGGCCACGGACATGCGTTTCTCCCGGACCGCGGCGGCCCATGCCGAGCTGCTGACCCGCTCGCACTGGCGGAATCGCTTCAGCATGGCGAGCAGCTCATCGGGGTCAAGCGTGTCAAGCGGCGGCTGTGCTGGTTCCTGGGGCGGCGGCGGACGCGTGCTGGCGGTGCTTCCTCCGGCAGTTGTTCTGGCCATCAGCTTGCGCGGGGTCTCCGTCGCAACCCGTGCGATGTCCGCGCGGTCATAGAGCGCTGTCGGACGGCCCTTGCCGTTGTGCCGACGGTGTTCCCTGGGCTTAAGATGACCGGAACCGACCCATCGGTCAAACGTGCGCTTGCCGATGTTGTACTGCGCCAGGGCTTCGGCTGCTGTCAGCAACTCCATGGTTACTCCATAAACTGTTTCCGGTTTTCGTCGGCGTGCACACGCACCTTTTCGGGGTCTGCTTTTGGCTTCATGGTTGATCCTGTTCCGTTGGCGCGTGCAAACCAATTAGTTGCCACTTGGCAACAAAACAGTTATGCGCGTTTTTTGGGCGATACTAGAGGGCAGGGCGC